GTGATTAATCAGCAAATACTAGAAATCTGCAAAGAAACAGGCGCCGACAGCATTAAAACAAAGCACGGCACTGCTATTCGCACGGTTAAATCTAGGTATTGGACTAATGATTGGGAGCGGTTTTATGACTTTATGTTTGAGCACAACGTGCCTGAACTGTTAGAACGTCGCATTCATCAGACCAACATTAAGCAGTTCTTAGGAGAAAACCCCGACTTGCTACCCGCCGGGTTAAATGTGGATAGCGCTTATACAATAACTGTAAGGAGAAGCAAATGAGCGAATTAGCTCTATTTAAAAAAGATCTACCCGACTATCTTAAGAAGGTCGAGTTAGACGATGCAACAAAGGCGTTACTTGGTAGTGGTGGCGGTGGCAAACGTATTTCTTTGCGTGGCGGTAAGTTCCGCATGGTAGTTAACAACGAAGAAGTTATGACTAGCAATAGTGATACTTTAAATATCGTTGTTGTTAACAACGCAAAGAGAGTGTCCCGCACTTTCTACGCCAAGGCATACAACCCTAAAGAAACAGCGACCCCTCCAGATTGCTGGTCTTCTGATGGCGAAACACCTGATGCAAGTATCGAAGAGCCACAGCATCACAACTGCAACGAGTGCCCACAAAACGTAAAGGGTTCTGGTCAAGGTGGTAGCCGTGCCTGCCGTCACTTCCGTCGTATTGCAGTAGCGCTTGCAGACGATGTTGGTGGAGATGTATATCAAATGACACTAGCTTCTAAGTCCATCTTTGGTAAAGGCGATTTAGAGCACATGCCGTTTGAGCAGTTCGGTAGCTATGTTGCATCACAGGGCTATAACTTAAACAACATGATTACTGAAATGCGTTTTGATCCTGATAGCGATACAGCTAAGCTATTCTTTAAACCACTAGCGTTCTTAACTGAGCAAGACTGGGAGATAGCTAAGCGTCAGGGTGCGTCTATGGCTGCTAAGAAAGCTATTGAGATAAGCGTTCCCAAAACCGACAGTGCTCCTAAATTAGCTGCACCGAAAGCAGAAGCGGAAGATCCTCGTGCTGAAGTAGCCGAGCCTAAAAAGCGTCCCGAGAAAAAAGCTACGGAACCAACTGCTAAGAAAGACGTTAAGTCAATCCTAAGTAGCTGGTCAACGGATGACGCATGAGCTTAAGAGGTTATAGCCTCCGGCTTTTTAGAGCTAACCAAGAGGCGGACTCCAAGTTAATTGGGGTTCAGCTTGGTAGGTATTGTATAACCAAGGACATACCGGTATGTCAAATTGCGGGGAAATTTAATGTATCTCGCATGACGATATACCAGTGGTTTGTAGGTGCTACAAAACCCAATAAAGAACGGGCTGAAAAGATAAAAGCATTGCTAGAGAAAGCTCGCTTTAGCGTTTAGTTTACCCCCGGGGCAGCTAGTTTGACGGAACGAAAAGAGGGATGCCGAACCCTCCTGCTGCCCTTCCTTTCTTCGGTTTTGAGGTGATATGGCAAAGACAGACTTATTAACAGCAGTGCTCCCCAAAGAAGGGTGGTATTGCATAGTAGGTTTAAAGCAACAGGGGCATCCAAGACAAGTATTTGTTGAGACACTTGATGAAGCGTCTGATGAAATTGAAAACTTATTGTCTCAATCCTATGATGTTTATTTTGCTTGTGCCAAGTATGGTAATGATGTTGACGGACGCACACAGAAAAATAGCACATACTTTAAATCGTTTTGGTTAGATATAGATTGCGGAGTAGGTAAGCCGTACACAACGCAAGAAGAAGGCTTAGCTGCGCTTGAGCAGTTTTGCAAGACTATTAATATGCCGATGCCGTCAACCGTTAATTCGGGGCGTGGTGTCCATGTGTATTGGAGACTTGCACAAACTATATCTCGCAACCAGTGGAAGCCTGTAGCCGACCGCATTAAATACTTATGTGAAGAGCATAAGTTCAAAGCCGACGGCTCCCGCACTGCGGAAAGCGCATCTATTCTTAGAGTACCTGAGACTTTTAACTATAAGCAAGCCGAGCCGCTACCGGTGTCGATTATCAACATAACCGATGAAATGGATTATGAAGATGTAAAAAAGCGACTTGGTGTGCTTGTGGGTCCCGACTATATCCCACGGCAGTATAACCAAGATACAAACACCAGAAAAAACTCACAGAGTCGGTTTAAGACCATCATGCTCAAAACGCTTGATGGCAAGGGATGCAATCAGATTGCTAATTTGGTTGAGAACCAAGCCACGCTTGACGAGCCTAGATGGCGTGCAGTCTTAAGTATTGCTACGCATTGCGTAGATAGAGATATAGCTATACATGCTGTAAGTAAAGAGCATCCTGAGTATGACCCAGCAGCTACAGAACGAAAGGCTGAAAAGATTGAGTTCCCGTATTCCTGCGAGAAGATGGAGTACTACAACCCAGGGTTCTGTAACGACTGCCAGCATAAGAACAAGATTAAAAACCCTATCCAATTAGGTAACGAGATTCTTGTAGCCGAGCCTGATGCACCGATTGTTTCCGAAACTCCCAAGGGCGAGAAGCAGATATTTAAAGTTCCTGAGTTTCCGTTCCCATACTTTAGGGGCAAAAACGGGGGTGTGTATCGGCAAAGTGCGGATGAAGAAGATGAGCCAGCGCTTATATATGAGCACGACTTGTATGTTGTTAAGCGTTTGAACGATCCTAAAAGAGGCGATGCAGTTTGGATTAGGCTACATTTACCGAAGGACGGGGTTAGAGAATTTGCTATACCGCAGACAGAAGCTATGACGATTGAGAAGCTGCGAGATAAATTATCTTGGCATGGTGTTGCTGCACCTAAAAAGCAGATGGAAGGAGTTATGTCCTACATCATTTCGTTTATTAAAGACTTACAAAATAGAGAAAGAGTAGAGATTATGAGAACACAATTTGGTTGGACGGATAACGACGCCAAGTTTATTCTTGGAGATCAAGAGATTTCAGCAGTAGGAAACAGCTATAGCCCACCATCTGCAGACACAGGTAGCTTAGCCGACTGGATGACGCCGGTTGGTTCTTTAAAAGAATGGCAGGCTATTGCACAGACTTACAGCATGGAAGGGTTTGAGCCACACGCATTTGGATTTTTTACAGCCTTTGGTGCCCCACTAATCAAGCATTTAAACCTCAAGGGTGCGATTGTTAACCTAATTAATAACACGTCAGGCACAGGTAAATCTACAGTATTGAAGATGTGCAACAGCGTTTATGGGCACCCCGAAGAACTAATGCTTCAATGGAAAGATACCTACAACGTCAAGATCCATAGGCTCGGCATTATGAACAACCTGCCTGTAACAGTTGATGAGATCACTAAGATGACTGGAGATGAGTTTTCGGACTTTGCCTACAGTATTTCTCAGGGTCGTGGTAAGGGGCGTATGAAGTCTCAGGATAACGCCGAGCGGGTTAATTTAACCAAGTGGGGAACCGTAGCCCTATGTAGTTCTAACGCATCATTCCAAGATAAGTTGACGTCTTTAAAGGCTACACCTGATGGCGAGTTAATGCGCTTGATTGAGTACCGCATTGAGATGACTGATAACCTAAGCAAGGAGCAAGCCGACGCCATATTTAACGGACTGTATTCTAACTACGGATATGCCGGGAAGATGTATATTGAGTACCTTGTAGCTAACCTAGAGGACGCAATAGATACGGTTAAACAGGTTCAGCAGAAACTAGATGCCGAGATAGGCTTTACCAACCGAGAGCGCTTTTGGTCAGCTGTGGCGGCGTGCAACATAGCTGGTGCTTTAATGGCTAAAGATATTGGGATCATTCCTGACTTCAATATCGGGCGGGTATACCGATGGTTAGTCCAAGAACTGACAACTATGCGTAGCGAGACTAAGGCCCCTAGCTCCAACCAAGCCAGCGTAATAGGTGAGTTTATGAACGAGCACCGTGCTAGCACCCTAGTTATTAATGGCGAAACGGACCGTCGGACTGGCATGGAGCAGCTACCCATAGTCGAGCCTAAGTTCAATGACTTGTTTATTAGGATTGAGCCGGACACCAAGAGGCTGTTTATTAACGCTAAGCAGATACGCAGCTACTGTTCCAAGCACCAGATCACCTTAAAAGACGTCCTAAAGGGCTTGGCTGCAGACAAAATCTACCTTGGCGAGGTCAAGAAACGGCTATCTAAAGGTACTAAAGTCAGTTCTCCCCCTGTGTCTGTCTTGGTGTTTAGCCTAGATAACGAGCACTTCCTTGATACCGAAGCCCTTATAGAGACAGTAAAAGCCGCCCCAGATGTTGATCCACAGACTCAGCTTCAGAATTAATTGGAGGAAGTTTGTGGTCGGGGCTTCTTTTTTTATACCTTGTTTGGACGTCGAAGAAGCTCAGAGTCAGATCAAGCGGACCACCAAAAGGCTACGCTATAAGATAAAAACACAACTTGTTATAGAGCAGGGGGTCCAGGGCTTGCGTGTGTGGCGTATTCAGTAGTATCATTTGGATGTAGTCGTTTGGTTTCGGCTACTTCCTTTCAGTTGTAATCTTGACCCCGTCTTAACCGACGGGGTTTTTTATCTGGCGTAATCTCTCATGCCATCAAGATACGGCATTAACTTCTTATTGATAGGCATACCGCCCGTAATATTAGCCAAAGCTCGATCTTTGTAGCGGCGCTGGACGGAGTCATATAAAGCCCCACCATCTATTGCTACGGCTGGGTTGGCAGCGTTAAACTTCATAATCTTCTCAATAACCCGCTGCATATCCTCTGGGCTGTTCCCGTCTACGGCTATAAAGAAAGCATTGAGTAAGTCATTATGCCGACTCATTATTTCTTCGTTTGCACTCTTCATCTCGATGGCGGACTTTTGTTTCTTAGCCGTATCTTCTGGAGAGAAACCAAGCATTTGGGCTAGTGCTTCTGCTGGCGTAATCTCTTCGTCCAAAGTAGCACCCTTCATGGTAAGCGCTTTGCCTTCCATCATATACCGTGTTCCAACCATGACATTCTTAATAGCTGCTGGCATCATAACTTCTATAGCACGTTGTGTATAGCCGTCGTTGTAGCGTTTGTATGCTTCCACATAATTTAGCAATGCGCCGGCAGTTGGGCCCATTAAGTTAGTCATCATGTTCTGTATGTACTGGACTTCGTCTTGGCTCTTCTTAACGTCAGGGAACCACATGTCGGTTAAGTTAATTCCCATACGGTCGGCGAAGTTCATACCTGTAGCCTGCGACAATAAACCACGGGATACGGTGTCACCAAAGAAGTC